GATGGCGCGCTCGAGGGCCAGTTGCGCCCAATCGTGCGCGCCACGCTGACCTCCCGAGGTTAGCCCGAAACCACTCCAACCACCTCGGTCCCGGTTTCACCGGCGGTGTTGGTGACGGTTGGACGGTGAAACGTCATGATGCCCGTGCTGGTGAGCCATGGCGTCAGGCTCGCTGTGTCGAGATACGCAAAGTGCTCCTGGTGACTGACGCCGCTGACTCCATCAAGTCCCGTCACGGCGCACGTGCTCAGGGCCTTGCGGTTGATGTAGACGTTGTTTCTCAACTCGATGTCCAGGCTCGCTGTGGTCGCAAACCGCACGATACCCACAGCTACCGAGCTGGTCGCCCCAGCGATGTAGTTGTCTTGCATGATCAAATCATCGGCTCCGACGAGCTGCAAGAACGTGGTGCATTCGGCGGTTGTAGCGCCGACACAGTGGTTTCCGCTGAAGTTGAACTGATCAGCGGCGGCCGTGGTCGTGATTCCAATCGTAACGATGTCGTTTGAATCGGCCCCAAATTCGATCCGGTTCCCGATGATGCCGCAACCTGCTGCACTCACTGTGATGGGTGCAATGACCGTGACGCCCGCGTTGGCGGATGAACACAGCTTCAGGATGCAATTGGAAATCAAACAGTTGGCCACGTCGAATAAGAACGTGGCGGTGGCTGCGGTCCACGTGAATGTCGGCCGCAGATTGCCCGAGCCAAGCCCGATGATCTTGGTACCTGCTACCAGATTACTGATCTTGTCGGCGCTGCTAATGGACTCGGTATGGCCAGGCATGGCGAGCACGACATCGCCCAGCCCAGAACGCACCTGGGCACAGGCCGCGTTGAGCGTGGTTACGATGCGCGTTGCAATGTTGGGGTCGTCGTAGTCCTGCGCCCCGGTCGACCGCAGGTAGCACGCCACCCGCGATCCGGGAGGAATGAGCGTGCCAACGTCGGTGGAGAGCCCCCCGCCTACTAGCGAGTATGGAAGGTTCTGATAGTTGAAAGCGCCAAATGCCGGCATGTCTGTCTGGCCTTCCTATCAGGCGTTGACGAAGTAGCACGAGCGCCCAGGGTCGCTGTTGCCGCGCGCCCAACGACCGTCGATGCTGTAGAGCATGATCTGATTGTTGTTGTCGACCCAACTCTTGTTGCGCGGCCGGCGCTTCCAACGGAAGTTGAATCCGTTTTCCGCATCGGTCGTGATCGCCCAATTGGTTGTGGTGTTGCTCCACAACGGCAGCGGATATACGTCGAGATTCATCCGATTTACAACGTTGATTTCGTTGAAGCTCCCTGGCTCGGGCGCGTTCTTGCTCATGGTCAGGCCATCCCAGACGGCCCACTGGTCGGCTGGACACAGCACACATTTTGGCATGTAGCCCTCGCGCGTGCCGTCGTGCCCAACCATGGTTTTGATCGCTGTCGTCGCAATGATCATGGCCGCGCGGCTCGGGCTCATGGGCGTCGCCATCAGGTTGGAAAACGTCCCGCCCTGCGGCAGAGTGTGTGATGCGCTCGCGAGCGGCAAGCCATCCCCATAGACGTAGCCGGTGTTGGTGGCGCGAATCAACATGTTGGTAGCGTCGAGGTCTGCCGTCTTCCACAAACTACGCTTCAGACGCTTCGCCGCGTCGATGACCCGCTTGTACTTGCCATCCTCGATCGCCTCCTCGCTCACAGCGAGCTTGAGTCCAAACTTGCGAGCCATGTAGCGCGTGACCGAGCCCTCGGCGATCGTGCCAAGAGACAGCGCTGTGCCCTCGATCGTTTCGGAGGCATACCCCGTACCAGCGGTTTCGAGGTCATCCTCGTAGTTGTCCTCCATGTCCTTGATCTTACACCACTTGGAAAACATGACCTTGGACTCGATACCGTCGGTGTCGTCATCGACGATATCCTCGAGGGTCTCTTTGAGTGACAGGGCGATCGTGCCGGTAAGGATTGTGCTCATGACTCTATATCCCTCTTAGACGCCCGTACCGACGTTGCCGCTGGTTCCGTCAAACACCTGGATGTTGTTGCACGAGACGATCAGCTTGACGTTGGTCCCGCTGAAGTCTTGGTTTTCCATCGTCTTGCTGATGCCCTGAATACGCCAGCCAAGTGTATTGGTGGTGTTGTGGCCGCTGATGTCTAGCCGAGGGTCGGCTTTGGGACGGCTGGCGTTGGTGACATCGCCCACACACGTATGGTCGGCGTTTTCGAAAATGAACGCGAGGTATGCAGCCTCGGTCGTCGCCGTCGTGTTCTCGTCAACGTCGATTTCCCACCAGCCCTCTTCGACCGGCACGACCAAAACGCGGCTCTTGCGCTCGAGCAGTCCGCCGCCCGTCGTCGCGCCAGGCAGCCGGCTTGCGGGAGTCATCGCGGACCCGTTCCAGTACGGCCGAATCCCGACACAGATTCCCCATACGTCATTGGTCGTTACTGCCAGCGCAACCGTGCCGGTGTTCACCATCTTGACGGGGTCACCAACAACCAAGTCAACGCTCGTGGAGGTGTCGTCAGCCTTGCCCTGGTATGAGTCTGCGACGGTGTATTCAACCCCGAGCGGGCAATCACGCCCGTTGTTGTCCCGCGCCCATCGGAAACCGTATTTGTGCGTGTTGTTCGCCATCTCAACCCTCGCGCTGAAGCCCTGTGGTGCCCGTCGTCAAGACCATGCCTCGCCCAACCTGGCCGCGCATAAGGTCCACGCCGCCTTGGGTAATAATTTTCTTTTCGAGCGCGTCGTAGTGCGCGCTGCCGAGCCCGCCGAGCTCGTCGCCGTGCAACTCCATTTCGGCCAGCACGGCCTTGTCGATGCTCATCAGCACGTGTCCGAAGGCTTCGATTAGACCGGTGGCGGGAACGCCCTTAGCAGTGCCGTGAGGCTCGAACAGGTACGGCCCGCCGGCCCTTGCTATCTCTCGTACCCAGCCGTTGGTTTCGTACTCATAGAGCGTCATCTGATTTTTTGCGACCAGCACGTACTTGCGTGTCTGGTCTTGGTTTTTGACAACAAGCCCGGTCCTTGTGCGGCTCGCGAAATCAACGCCTCGATTCGGCGGGGTCTGCGGACTGACCGTCTGCGGATTGGTGTTGCTCGACAAAGGCGCCTCAACCGCTGTTGCAACCGGCGGGAGGGTCTCTCGATTCAAACAGGGTTAGGCAGTCGAGACCTACCTAACCCGACAGGCGCTAGCGGGTGGCTACCCACTTCGTGCCGAGTGAGGCTATTTAGTGGCCTCTTTCAAACGGTGTCAAGTTATCCCTGCATTTTTTTTTGCAACCTGGCTCCAGCCCGCTTACGCCATGCGGCGATACGGTCGCTTTCTTTGGGCAAGTGCTCATAGGAGGCGTTTGCCATCTTGCGTTGTGACGGGGTGATATCCCATTGCGGCTCGGGGGCGCTGCCGCCGGAAGCCGACGGCCCTGCGGCAATACCGGACATTCGGGCACCCGAGTTGGCGTCTGGGCGCACCTGCGGCGCTCCAACCTGCACGGTCCGAAAATCCTTACGCGCGCGGTCGTAGGATTCCTCGACCAGACTCATAGACTCAGGACGCCCGAGCGCCTTCTGCATTCCGAAGTAGGAGCGCGCATACTCTCTGGCCCGATCGTTCTGAAGCACATCTGGGTATTTCATGTACAAAGCCGCCATCAGCGGGTGAGCCCCCGGTGACCGAGGCGCGTTGCCAATCAACGCCTTGGCTTTGCGTTCGGCGGCCAAACCGATGCGCTCTTCCTCGAGCTCGTCAGCCCTCGTCTGGATTCGGTCAATATCAGCCTGCGTAAGTTCGTTTTCTCGGTACTTCAGTTCCCTGTGAAGTAGGTTCTGCTCGCGCCTGATCGCGCCGACCGCCGCCTTGTACTGCTCGTCGGGGTCTTGCGCAGGTGGGCGCGCGGCGTTTTCTGCGGCTGCCTTGACCCGCTCTTGGTAGAGCGCCGTGAGCTGCCGCTCGCGCTGCTCGGCAGCATCGCGGGCGGTTTCAGCCGCCGTGACTCGATCGTTCATTTCACGCCAGCGGTTGCGTTTTTGCTGCGGCGGCTGCTGCTCGGGCTGGGGCGCCGCAACATCCTGCGGCGGCTCGGCGTCGTCGTTGTCCTGCTGATCGCGCGCGGCGATCTTGCTCTGCAGCGCACGCTCA